ACAAGGACATCAATATACCCACTATAAGTAACTTTTGCTTGTTTCTCAATATACATTGAAAAATCTGCAGATGTCTTAAATTGTTTTGTAATTAAAAACACATCTGAAACAGACTCTACCTTTGTAGTCATATCATTATCAATTATCAGTTTGGGCATTATGTAATCTCTTTTTCCAATTTTTAATATATTCTAAAGTATCAACAGTTCTTGTAACATAAGGTTCTTTGCACAAAGTAGATTGTGCTTCACCGGGTTTATCAAACCCATATACTATTTTGTGGTCAAACGCTTCGGCTATCTGCTGTATTGTATATGGATGACCTGCACCCAAATGTACTTGCTTAGGCTTTTTAGGTTGCCGTAGCAGTTTAATAATACCTTCTACAACATCAGCAACATATGTAAAGTCCCTAGATTTCTTACCACTACCAAACACTGTAAGCGATTCATCATTAAGAACATTATTTTTAAATGCTCTAATAACAGTACTGTAAGGACCATAGTCCGCTTCCCTCGGACCATACACATTGTAAAAGTAGAGTAAGTGGTACCTTACATTCCAATGTGTCTGATATAGATGAAGTGTTTCCTCAGCTATTGCCTTACCAAATGTATAAGGGTTTGCAAATCTATCACTAAACACTGTACTAGATGATTGAGCAAAATACAAAGGACAATTGTGATGCCTTGCCCACTCAGCAACCATTGTTGTTGGTGCAATATTATTCATAATTGCATCTAAAGGTTGTTCAAATGAAAGTCGAACTCTGGGTGTATTTGCCAAGTGTATAATACCGTCAATTTTTTCCTCAGAGGGAAATACCTCACAAACATCCTCAACAATATAGCGAACCAATGGATGCTCTATTACATGTGAACCGCACCGCATATCATCCACTACAGTGACAAAACATTCTCCCTGCGCCAAACGCTCAACCAAGTGTGAACCAATAAACCCACACCCACCTGTAACTACAAAGTGCAACATTTATCGTTCCGCAAAGAATAGATGTGTGTCAATGGTAGCAGTTTGCTCCATCTGTTGTGCCCACTTAGGGGATACATAATCTGCATGATAAAAAGTCGCACCATCTGTTAAATCTAAGTTTAGATTATACACTATAGATGCGAGTAAGTAAAGATCATTATACTTGTTTCGGTTGTATATCTCATCTGACTTACCATCACAATACCAACTGAATTGACATTTATTTAAAACGGGGACATACTTGTTATGATTATCAAGCCACCATTTACTGTACTTTGCCTGATATATTACTTCGCAAGGGGTGTTAGGAAATTTATTGGATTTTGTGCGATTAAGGACAACATTTGTAACAGCAATTTGTCCAGCAGTTGATTCATTCCTAGCCTCGAAATACATGTTTTGTGCAAGACAGGCAATCTGAGGATCAGCTTCAATCTTATAAGTGTTCTCAACCTCAGCAATTGGATTGCTTGTTAATGACATCATAACTGCAATTAAATTATCAAGTATTGACATAGTATATCCTTTCAAAAATGGGCCCGTTTGTTAACAAGGTGGAACCCATACCTTTAGAATTACTTAGTTTCTGCCGTTGGCATTACTTACAAAGTTATTCATTTCTTTACATAACCGCTGGATATCTTCAAAAGTAGGATGCTTGGGCATTTCAGGATACTCGACAACCTCTCCTGCATCTTTCAATGCATGGTATCGGTCTACAAGTTCGTTCCTCTTTGCATGATACTCGTCTATGAGTATATTTCTTGCTTCCATGAGCATGTTGAATCTAAGTTCATATGGGTTAGACATAATAGTCTCCTTGTGTGTTGTGTGTGTAGTAAAATGGGTCCGTTTGATTACAAGGTGGAACCCATACCCCGTCTAGCTTAGGCAGCTAGAGCAAATACCTCATCGTTGGCATTTATAGTTTTTTGTTGCGTTTACGGTAGCTCCTACACCGGTTCTCCACTTACCTATTCAGCACCAGTCGATCCTAATTCGCCCCCATCATAAACACACTGCCGCTTTATCAGTGCGTTCCAGACTTAACTGGAACAGTGTGCTTATGGTGGAGGCGCCGGGTACCGCCCCCGGGTCCTGCATACCTTTTAGTTCGCTTCATCGAACAATATATTTATAATACTATCTTTTAGAACTGTTGTCAAGCACTTTATTCAAAAGAATAGTTTAAAAAGGTACAATCTTTAGTACTATTAGTAACGATATCCACCAATTCTTGTGTATACATCCTACGAAAATCTAAATATTTAGGTGTCTGCTGATTTACCTTATTTTCCCATGCATCCAAAGGCAATTTATATAAGGGTGCAAACTTTGACCAAATGTAACTCATATCCTCAAGTTTAAAAGTATAGTCTGTTGCCAATTTATCCCCATCATGCATATACCAATATTGGTCTCTGCACATTCTACCCGTCTTAAACTGAAAAAAATCTGTGTCAGGTTCTGAGAGATATTTAAACTTAATGTAATCCTCAAATGTATTAAAGTAATTTTTACCTTTAAGCATTTGAAACTTTAGATAAAGATTGTATGCACTAACTTCCCGGTGAAAGGGATTCTTAACTACTGTAACTACCTTATAACCCTCAGGCGCATACTTACATGGCAAATGGTCTATGGGTTCAACAAAACTACCTATATCTTTACCTATCTCATTGTTAGCTAGGAATTCAGGGGGTACATCATTAGGTAAATGTACACTGAATCTATGAGGTTGTTCCATTAACTTTAATTTTAATGTTGACCCTCCGCAATGAGGTATATGCACAAAGGCAAGATTTTGTTCGTTATCAAGAATCACTTATGGTCACACTCATAAAGGTCTCTTGCATGTAACAAGTCCTTAACATAATTGTCTCGCCTCTCAATAAAAATTTGAGGCTCTTCATCTTCAACTGCAATCATAATAACACTTCTATTAATAGCAATACCTGTTCGCTCCTCATACATAATTGCATATGCGGCGGCTTGGGCAAAGTAGTTTGTAATCCACTCTTTGCGCTTAGGCTTTTTAGAAGTTTTAAAATCTATGACACTAAGTTTTCCATCAAACTCAGCAATACAATCTACCCTACCAGCTAATCGTAAGTGGTCGCTGTAAAGAGCAATCTCTTGAGCGTGAATATTGTCGATGCGATTTAATTGAGATTTGAATGAATCCCACATCTGCTTATCAAGTAAAGATAGATTGCTTATATCTATCTCCTCATTATTAAGTACCTTTTCACAAAGTAAGTGAATTTTGGTACCTCGAGTTGATGCTTGCCGGCTAATTTTATCGGCTTCAGCATCACCTACTCGTTTACGCCATTCTAAAATGGAGTCTCTAGATTGGTAACCTAATACGGTTGTAACGGAAGGATATGCCGCTCCAGATTCAGTAAAGTATTTTCTACTGCCATCTGGAGCGGTTTTATCCTGTGCAAAGTCTTTTAATTTCTTAACATATTTAAACATAGTATAACTATAACACCTTTATCACTCATTGTCAAGCACTTTATTGATATTGTTCCTCATATTGTTGTCTGGCAATAATATACTCCTTGACCATTTCAGAACGAACAATATCATCAGTTTGAAACTCTACAATATTAAAGGATTTCATCATTTCGGCAATAACCATAAACTTTTGCAAGCCTGACATATCCGACCGATTCTTATAAAGGTCTGACTGTCTGAAATCTCCGCAGAAGATGATTTTACTCTTTGACCCCATTCTGGTCATAATGGAGTTAATCTCCATGTCATTCATGTTTTGGCATTCGTCAACAATAATAATCGCATTATCTAATGTAATACCCCTTACAAAGGATGTAATCATCCACTCCAGATTCTTCTGCTCCAACAATCGCTGAAACGGCTGACTCTTACCAGGAAACAACTCCTCACACATATCAATATACGGACGCATGTAAACCTCAGTCTTTTCCTGCTGGTCACCGGGCAAGTGTCCGATGTCACGGGATGCAACTGCTGATCTGCATATGATAACTTTGTTGAAGGGGTTGCCCATATCTAAAACTTCCTCTAATGCTTTATACATTGCAATGAAAGTTTTACCGGTACCGGCTGAACCGTGTAAGAGAAACGCATTATTGTTTGCGTAGTTTTTGAAGAATAGTTTTTGGTTATTAGTGTAAGGGTCTGTTGTTATTAGGTCATCTATTTTTACTTTAAGCTGGCGAACTGTTGCTTTAGGGTTTTCCTCGTTATTGTTATTAGTGTCAACTACATGAAGATTGCTTTTTCTTCTAGCCATGAATGGACCTTACTGTTGGAGTTAAAAAAAAGGGCAGGCAAACGCCCACCCTACTTAGGTAATACCTCCCTGCTATTGGAGGCATGAATTGGTTCTATACTTTTCATAATATTATTTATAATTGCCCTCGCTTCATAGGATAGTAAATTA